TAAAATGGCTAATGCAGACCAACCAAATGGTTTTGTGCCTAAAAGACACTTAACCGGCGGCATAATTAGAGCCAACGAATACCTAATCGAAAATGGGCATAGCACTAGTTTCTTCTCTGGAGATATTGTTGATCTCGGATCAGATGGATATTTAGATGCTTTCGCTAATTCAGATAAAGCGATTGGTGTATTTTACGGTTGTGAATATGTCGATGAAGCAACAGGAGATGTTAGGTTCTTAAAAGTATGGACAGCTAACACTACTGTAAAAGCTAACACTTCAATTAAAGCTTATGTATATGATGATCCAATGATTACTTATACTGTACAAGCCGGTAACGGTTCTATTGCTCAAGCTAACGTTGGAGAAACAGCAAACGTTCTATTAACAGCAGGTAATTCTACTTATGGCTACTCACAACATGAGTTAGACAACGCAACTTTAGGAACAGGTTCACTCGTTCTTAGAGTTCTAAGAAAAGTAGATGAGCCAGATAACGCTTGGGCTGAAAATGCAAAAGTTGAGGTAACAATCAACCAGCATAGATTATCAACTCAAGGCGCAGGAGTATAAGGAGTAAGTTATGGCATTAAATAGATCGTTATTTACGAAACAACTTAACTTAGGCCTCAACACTATCTTTGGTATGGAATATGACCGTTATCCAGAGCAGTGGAGAGAATTATTCTCTGTTGAGCAATCACAAAAAGCTTTTGAAGAAGATGTACAAATGATTGGTTTCGGTGCAGCTCCTACTAAAGCAGAAGGCGCAGCCATCTCTTACGAATCAGGAAGAGAAGGTATTGTAGCAAGATACACACACGAGACAATCGCATTAGCTTTTGCAATTACTGAAGAAGCTGAAGAAGATGGTCTTTACGGTTCTCTTGGTGCAAAATACGCTAGAGCTTTAGCAAGATCAATGCAGCACACAAAAGAAATCAAAGGTGCGAACATCTTAAACAACGGCTTTACATCAGTAACAGGTGGTGACGGAGTGGCTATGCTTAGTGCTTCTCACCCATTAGGTGGTGGCGGAACTGCATCCAACATTCTTGGAACTGCAGCTGACTTATCCGAAACATCTCTAGAAACTATGTTAATTCAGATTTCTGAAATGACAGATGACAGAGGTATTCCGGTTGCAGCTACAGGTCAGAAATTGGTTGTTCCACCAGAACTAATGTTTGTTGCTGAAAGAATCGTTAACAGTAACTTAAGACCAGGTACAGCTGACAACGACATTAACGCTATGAAATCTATGGGTATGATCCCTGGTGGCGTAGCAGTTAATCAGCGTTTAACTGACCCTGATGCTTTCTTCTTACTAACAGATGTAAACGATGGTTTAAAACACTTCGTAAGAAGATCACTTAAGAAAGCTGTTGAAGGTGATTTTGAGACAGGCAATTTACGCTATAAAGTATCTGAGAGATATTCATTCGGTTTCACCGATTGGAGAGGTATCTTCGGTACTACAGGCGCAGCCTAATAATTAAAACTAAGAGGGGGCGTTATTCGCCCTCTCTTTCCCTAAAGACTTAAACGACTACAAGGAGGTAGACATTATGGGAACAACTACATTTTCCGGCCCTATTAAAGCTGGTACAATTAAAGAAACTACAGGAACTACTGTAGGATCAGACGTTAAAAACGTTGGATTTGTTAAAATGATACAGTCATCATCTGGTGTTTTAACAGGTAATTCAACAACTTGGACAATCGGAACTATTCCTGCATATTCACAAGTTATTGATGTTAAGCTAGATATTACTGAAGTTTCTGATGCGACTAACGCTTCAACAGTTTCTGTTGGTACTTCTGCGAATGCTACACTATTTACAGTGGCAGCAAACGCTCAAGCTGCAGCTAGAACTACAATGAATATTGCAGCTATCGCAAATTCTACCAACATTGGTAATACTGATGTTACTGTTATTGCAACTGCAACTAATGGTGATGGCGATGCGACTACTGGTGCTTTTACAGCTACTGTAGAATACGTTCAAAACAATAACTTATAATAGTTAATATAGGGCCTGTTAAAGGCCCTATTAATTGTATATAGTTGCGATTATGAGTTGGTTTGATGATTTCATAAGTCAGTTTAAATCTTCAGATGATTTAAAAGCTGAAAAAGATGCTTTTGAAAAAATAAAAGTTGAAGATACTAAAGACGAAGTTAAAGTAGATTTAGAAAAAGAAGAAACTGAAACACCTACTTTAGAAGAAATAAAATCTGTTATTGAATCATCTCAAGAAGATAGCGAAACAAAAGCTAAGTTAGATAAAGCTTTAAAAGCATTATCAGCTGCAGCTAGTGAACCATCTGCTAAAGTTTATAGTGGTCAAAATTTAATGGGAACACCTAGTTCAATGTCTCCCTATGGTCCTATGGCTAATGTAGGAGGTAGTCCTAGTCCTGCGTTTGCAGGGTTAGATACGTACTTTGGTGGAAAATTAAAATCCATTGAAGGACAATTAGAAGCATTGAGAAATGCACTTAAAAAAGGAGCAAATGTATAATGTCAAGTTCAGATATTTTTGCCAATAGTACTACTACAACAGGAAGTGATGTAACTTTATTTGCAGGTCCTACAAGATTAAAAGGATTTATTGTAACACCTACTGCAAATGCAGGGACAGTAACTTTTAAAGATGGTAGTTCTACTTTGTTTGCGTTAACAACTGCAGCTAGTGCAGCATCAGGACCTGTTCAGATTTCTTTACCATCTGAAGGTTTAAAATGTTCTACTAACTTAGTTGCTAACTTATCAGCAAACGTGGCAGCAGTTACAGTATTTTACGCATAATGGCCACATCAGGAACAGCAACATTTAACTTAACGGTTAATGATGCGATTCAAGAAGCTATGGATCGTATCGGTGGAGAACCGATTTTAGGTTATGATATACGTTCAGCGAAACGTAGTCTTAATGTTATGTTCGCTGATTGGGCTAATCGTGGTGTCAATCAATGGACACTTGAAAAGAAAACTGTAACAGTAACACAAAATACCCCAAATTATACTCTCGATTATGATACTGTTGATATAATCGATATGTATGTAACGAGAGATAGCACTGATTATAACGTAGAACGTATTAGTTTAACTGATTATAATGCTTATCCTAATAAATTAACGACAGGAAGAGCAACTCAATTTTATTTACAAAAAGATAGAACACCAGAATTATATATCTATCCAGCACCCGATAATAGTACTGACGTTATTACTTATTGGAGAATAAGAAAAATAGAAGATATTACTGCTCTTAGTTCTGGTGGTAGTGAGCAAGATATCGATATTCCTTTTAGATTTTATGAATGTATGGTTGCTGGTTTAGCTTATTATATGGGAATGAAAAGAGCAGGAGTAGATTTAAATAAATTATCATATTTAAAAGCTGAATATGAAACTGCATTTACTAGAGCGAAAGACGCAGATTTAAACGAAACATTTAGAATAGTACCAGGTTATCGCAGTGGCTTTTAATAAACGTGGACCAACTAAAGCACCTTCCTTTCCATATGCTAAAGGAAAATACGCTAGAGCAATTTCAGATCGTTCAGGATTAGAATATCCTTATTTAGAAATGGTTCGTGAATGGAACGGACTATTAGTTCACATTAGCGAATATGAACCAAAACAACCACAACTAGATCCAATAGTTTTTAGTGATCCAGAAGCACTAAAAAATGCCAGACCGCAGGCTCCTCTTTCAGCTACAGGAGGCGTGCCTGATCAATTATCAGTAATATATCCGGGTACCTTTGGAGACACAGGGCAAGAGGTAGGTGTAGCTACCGGAAACCAAATAGGATTGGAGTTAGGAAATGTCTCAGTCGTCATCAGTTAATTTACAAGACGCATATGTTATGATTGGAACACCATGTTATGGTGGTTTAATGCACGAAGCATATTTTCATAGTGTAATTAAATTATTACAAGAAGCAAAAGAAAATGGTTATAAGATTCATTTAAATACTATGGGAAATGAAAGTTTAATTACTAGAGCAAGAAATACTATCGTTTCTCAATTTATGGATACAGAACA